TCAGGTACTTCGGGATCATCAGGTTCATCAGGTACCTCAGGTTCATCAGGTTCAAGTGGTACTTCAGGATCATCAGGCTCTAGTGGTACTTCAGGATCATCAGGCTCTAGTGGTACTTCAGGTACTTCAGGTTCCTCAGGATCATCAGGTACTTCGGGATCATCAGGTTCAAGTGGTACTTCAGGATCATCAGGTTCATCAGGTACCTCAGGTTCATCAGGTACCTCAGGTTCATCAGGTTCAAGTGGTACTTCAGGATCATCAGGCTCTAGTGGTACTTCAGGATCATCAGGTTCATCAGGTACTTCAGGTTCAAATGGTACTTCGGGTTCATCAGGTTCCTCAGGCACCTCAGGTTCATCAGGATCATCAGGTACTTCAGGTAGTTCAGGTTCATCAGGTACTTCAGGTTCAAATGGTACTTCGGGTTCAAGTGGTTCATCAGGTACTTCCGGATCATCAGGTTCAAGTGGTACCTCAGGCAGTTCCGGAAGTAGTGGTACTTCAGGATCCAGTGGTTCAAGTGGAACTTCTGGCAGCAGTGGAAGCTCGGGCACATCAGGATCAAATGGTACTTCAGGCTCATCTGGCTCATCTGGAACTTCGGGTTCTAGTGGTGCTACTACAATAGTACAATTCCAAACAGGATCAAGTTTATTAGAAACTTTAACTAAATTAGTAGTTAAGGATTTTGATAGTAATGTGTTTGTAACAGCTAGTGGAACTGAATTAATATTACAATTTGGCTCACCTGCTTTACCTACTATTACAACATTTAGAGAAAACTTATTTAGAGAGGATAGATTTAGTGGCCCTGGAAATAATGCTACTTATGTAATAGACAATGCTTACAATTTTGATTTTAATTATACCTTAGACCCTACTAATACTTTCATTTCAGCATCCTTAATACATAATATTAATGGTGTCTCCACAGAAATTACTAAATCTTTAACAGGTAATACGGGTACTGTATTTTATATAGACACTAATAATCCTAACATAGACAGTCTCCATTCAGGTTCTAAGGCATTTACAGTAGGAATACATGTTCAATTAGAGGATGGGTCTAAAACAAGTGTAGAAACTAGCACACTAACTAATGGAAGTACCACACTTGATAAGGATGACCCAGGTTTACCATCAATTAGTTTTACTTACAGTAGCCTAACAGGAGGAACAAGTTTTGTCAGTGAAACAAGTACTTATTCTACTTCTAATATTGAAGAGGGAGTTACGGGTAATATAACATACACCACAGGTGGGGGTACAGCAGATGGATGGACATCAGGAGGTCTTACTAGAACTACAGGAAATGCTAGCCCAATTTCAGTAACAGCAACAAGTACTATTAGTACATTAACAATTAGTGAAAGTTGGAGTTCTAATGGATTAGGTAATCCTGAAACTCCTGATGCTGGTAATAGAACTAGAAGTAAATCTTATAATAGAATTAAATCTCTTCGTGTAGGAGCTTCTGCAACTAGTGCTTCATTTACGGAAGCCCAAATACAGGATGTTTTAAATTGGGAAGCAGGTACTGACATAGTAGATGGAGATATAAAGTTTGGTACTACTAATCCTAATAATCAATCCCTTACTGTGGATGTAACAGGAACACCACCCGGAGATAATGCTTACATATATATAATATATGGATCAAATCAATCTGATTTAACTCAAATAATTCAAAATAACCAAAACGTATTAGATGGAATTCTTTTCCCTACATCACCTACTACTGTAGGGGATTATAAAGTATATAGAAGTATAGGTAAATTTGTAGCTCCAACATCATTCACGGCTCAACTTAAAACATAAAATAATTTAAACACAAAAAACAATGCCATTATTAGGAGGTGGATTTACTATACAAACGCAAGTTCCAATTGATGATAGATTCATCAGGGCTAGCGCTGTAGATCGTTTTTCTATAACTACGTTCTTTAATGGGTTAACAGTATATACTACTGGTTCTAATGAATATTTTATAGTTGTAGACCAAGATGAAACAAGTACTAATGTAGGATGGAGACAACTCCCTACTCATTATGTTACTTCAAGTATAACATCAACAAGCGCTATTACTTCATTGTATAATATCACAACAGGGAGTCAAACTAACGCCGAAGATGTAGACTATCATAGTATCCATTCAGACTATCAAATTTATGATGATAATGGTACTAGAGCAGGTTCTTTAATAGCATCATTTAATGGTTCCTCTTTAGATTATACAGATTTTAGTAATGCTGGTACTGGAGATCAAGCAAACCATATAGAATTACAAGTTGTATTAATAAGTAATGGGATCAAAATCCAAGCAGTTAATTCTGATGGAGTAAAAACCCCACAGGTTAAGATTTCTACTCGACTTTTATAATATTTATAAATAAACAACATGCCCAACACTCCAATATGGCCCGGATCTAGCTCATTTTTCCCAGGAGATACTCCTTTTGGGTTTTATGATAATGATATAGATTTTCAAACAGATGCAGACAAAGTATCTGTGTTTTGTGCTCGTCGTTTAGGCTATCCTTTAGCAGATGTAGAATTACAAGATATTAATTTTTATACAGCTTTTGAAGAAGCAGTAACTACGTATGGTAATGAAGTATTTGCTTATAAAGCAAGTGAAAATTACCTTTCATTAGAAGGGTCAACTACAGGATCTGATTTAAATTATAAACTTACCCAACCTAACTTAGGAGCAGAAATTAGAATTGCTGAATCTTATGGAGTTGAAGCAGGGGTAGGGGGAAATGTAGAATATAGAACAGGCAGTGTTGATCTAATTAAAAATCAACAAGTATATGATTTAAATGATTGGGCAGTTTCTCAAAGTATTGGAGAAGGAGATTTAGAAGTAAAAAAAGTTTTTTACGAAGCCCCACCAGCCATTGTAAGATATTTTGACCCTTATGCGGGTACAGGAACAGGTACCCAAGGGTTATTAGATAGTTTTGGGTTTGGGCAATATTCTCCTGGTATTAATTTTATGATGATGCCTATTAATTTTGATTTAGCTAAAATACAAGCTATTGAATTTAATGACCAAATCAGAAAATCTAATTATAGTTTCGAATTAACCAATAATCAATTAAGAATTTTTCCTATTCCTAATGTAAATGGTTTAAAATTATATTTCAAATATATCCTTAAATCAGATAGAAATAGATCAACAGTTACAGGTAGTTTAGAAACCGGAGTAGTAACAGACATTTCTACGGTTCCTTATGTAAATCCAACATATGGGTATATTAATTCTATAGGTAGACAATGGATATTTGAATATACTTTAGCTCTTTCTAAAGAAATGTTAGGATATATTAGAGGTAAATACACAACGGTTCCAATCCCTGGAGCTGATGTTACTTTAAACCATGGAGACCTTATTACAGCTTCAACTTCTGAAAAAACAGCATTAGTAGAAAGATTAAGAGGATATTTAGATGAAACTTCTAGAAATAAATTATTAGAAAAAAAAGCTAATGAAGCTGAGTTTTTACAAAAAGATTTAAATAAAGTACCATATACAATCTTTATAGGATAATGGCATTATTTGGAAGGACTAGAGATGTTAATTTAATTAAAACAATTAATCGTGAATTGTTGGGAGATGTTATTACTCAACAATGTTCTTTTTATAAAGTAAGATTAGAAGAAACTACTTTTAATTTATATGGAGAGGCAGCAGGAGGTAAATTTTATGATGGGCCTATTATATTTAATTGTTTAGTTGAAAGAAGTGATCAAGAATATCCTGAAAGTGATTTAGGAGTAGATTTTAAATGGAGTACAATATTTAAATTCCTTCGTGAGGATATTATAAATGCTGGGATGAATCCCGAAGTAGGAGATATTATTTTATATAACGAAGGTTACTATCAGGTAGACGATATAATTTCAAATCAATATTTCATGGGTAAAGATCCTAGTTACCCTAATGAACCCAACCCTCTTAACCCAGGATTAGGTGAATTTGGAGGTAATTTATCTTACATAATTAAGGCACATTATGAACCCGCAGATAAATTTGGTATAACTAAAGAAAGATTTTAATGGCAGATCAAGGCAAAACTCCAATCCCAAAATCCCAAAGAGAAATATCTAAAGGATTACACCAACCTAACATTGATGGTAATAATCCTAATAATGTTACCAAATATGCTACTACCTTAGCAGACGCTCGAACCAATAACCAGGTAGTTAATCCAGGTAGAGCTTCTCAAATATCTCAAAAGGATGATAGTTGGAAACCTTTTACTATAGGTATAAAGGATTTAGATGAAGCTATTAAATATTATTTTGATAATGTGATAAAGCCTTCTGTTATACAAAATGATAATAGAATAGCAGTCCCCATAATATATGGTTCTCCCGAAAGGTGGAAATCAGTACAACGTGATGGATACTATAGAGATAAAAAAGGTAAAATTATGGCACCTCTTATTATGTATAAGAGAACTAATATTGATAGAGATAGAGGACTTACAAGTAAAGTAGATGCAAATTTCCCTCAAAACTATGCAGTTTTTCAACAATCCTATTCAAAACAAAATCATTATAACAATTTAAGTGTATTAAATGGAGCAAAACCCATTAAAACTTATCAAGCAATGGTTATCCCTGATTTTGTTACATTCACCTATACCTGTGTAGTGTATACTTATTATATGGAACAACTAAACCAGATAATAGAAAGTATAAATTATGCAGCCGATACTTATTGGGGTAATCCCGAACGCTTTAAATTTAAAGCACTTATAAACAGTTACCAAACAGTTACAGAGTTAAATGTAGGACAAGAACGTACTGTAAAAGGTAGCTTTGATATTAAATTAAAGGGTTATATCATACCCAATGTTATACAAAAAGACCTCACTGCTCTTAAGAAATTTTCTAGTGATTCTAAAGTTATTATAGGACAAGAAAATATAGAAAGTTTAACAAGAGATAAAGGCAATAATTTTATTGAAGATATTAATACAAATTTAGATTAAAATGGCAGAACAAAAACTTGCTCCTGAAGAAGTTAATGAAATTAAATCAATTCAAGAAACTCAAGAAACATTAGTTACGAGTTTTGGAGAATTAGAATTTCAAATTCAAACTTTAGAGTTACAAAAAGAAAAATTAGTTGAACAATTAGAAGTTTATAAAACTAAAGAAAAAGAATTAGCTAATCAATTATCTCAAAAATATGGTAATGGTACCATAAATATAGAAAAAGGAGTTTTCCAATCATAAAAAATGTTTTGAAAAATCTTTATATATTTATCATTAAGACAATTAATTAATTAATCTTTAACCTTAAAATTCGAATTTTAACATGGCAGAACAAATAATCTCGCCGGGAGTATTTCAAAATGAAAATGTTCCGGTAGCTTTAGAAGCAGCAGCAGCCCCTATAGGAGCTGCCATTGTAGGCCCCACCGTCAAGGGTCCTATAGGAATCCCCACTACAGTAACTACTTACACCGATTATAAAACCAAATTTGGTGGTGCATTTGTTAGTGGAGGAATCCAATACTCATTTTTTACTAACATATCAGCTCAAAACTATTTTAAACAAGGAGGTAGCAATTTATTAGTTACTAGAGTAGCCAGTGGATCTGAACATTTCACACCCGCTACTTCTTCAGCTATTATATCGGGTAGTGATTTAGGTACGGGTGTAAATGACATGTTTAAACTCCAAACTATCTCGGAAGGTGCTAATCAAAATAGTACTTCTACTGAAACAACAGGAAATGCTTTACCTGATGGAACAGCTGATAATTTGAGATGGGAAATTACTAACGTAGATTCCGGCTCAGGTATCTTTACTCTTAATATTAGACAAGGTAATGATAGAGCAGCAGATAAAACTATTCTTGAATCTTGGAGAGGCGTTTCACTTGATCCAAAAAGAGATGATTACATCGCTAAAATAATTGGTAACCAAACTTTCTCTCAAGGAGTAGATGGTACTGATGCTTATGTTGAAGTAGCGGGTGAATATCCAAATAAATCTAAGTATGTAATTGTAAAAGAAGTACTTAAACCTACTCCTGATTACTTAGATGGTGCTGGTAATTTTGATCCTGCTTTTACATCATCTCTCCCCGCAGTCCAAAGTGGCTCATTTGGTAATGGAGTTGGTAGCATTTTCTTTGGTCAAGCTGGAGGTACTAAGTATTATAAAGATATTAGTAATACCAACTCTCAAGGATTAATAGCAAGTGATTACACAGACACATTAAACTTATTGAGAAACAAAGATCAGTATGCATTTAATGTAATCAGCACTCCAGGTCTAATTTATTCATTTGCTTCACATAAAACTGTATTAGATACTCTTATTACTAACACAACTACTAGAGGTGATAGTATCTTACCAATCGATTTAGTGGCACATGGTTCAACAACTGCGGCCGCTATCACGCAAGCAAGTAATTTAAATACTAATTATGCAGCTGCTTATTGGCCTTGGTTGTTAGTTAACGAAGAAGATACAGGAGCTAATGTATGGGCCCCTGCATCAGCAATCATCCCTTCAGTTTACGTCTTTAATGATAATACATCAGAAGCTTGGTTTGCACCTGCTGGATTTACTAGAGGTACAATGCCTAATGTTGTAGCTCCTGAAAAAACATTACCACGTAGTTTAAGAGATAATCTTTACAATGCTAAAATTAACCCAATTGCTACATTCCCAGGAACTGGTGTTGTAGTTTATGGTCAGAAAACATTACAATCTTTATCAACTGCTCTTGACAGAGTAAATGTTAGAAGATTAATGATTTCTTTAAAAGCATTTATTGGCAATGTTTCTCAAAACTTGGTATTTGAACCTAACACACTACAAACTAGAAATAGTTTCTTAAGTACAGTTAACCCATATTTGGAAAGTGTTCAACAAAACCAAGGTTTGTATGCGTTTAAGGTAGTTATGGATGACTCAAACAACGGTCCCGATGTAATCGATAGACAAGAGTTAAGAGGTACTATCTACTTACAACCAGTAAAAACCGCTGAATTTATTGTACTTGACTTCAACCTCCTTCCAACAGGAGCTGAATTCCCGTCATAATAGATTTTTACATAATAAAAGAAAGGGGTCGGATGAAAATCCGACCTCTTTTTATTTTTGAATATTTATAGATAACCCAAATGAGGGTTATGACTTATAATTAATTTTAAAACAACAACAATGGCAATATTAGATCCAAACGAAATATTCTTTACAGCGTTTGAACCCAAACAGCAGAATAGATTTCTCATGCTTGTTG